GCGTCTGTCACTCTGACATCTTCAATGGGCGTTTTTTCCTGTATGTTCTTTTTTCTCCTGGACATATCTTCTCACCTCCTTACTCAAACCTCCAAGACGGCAGGCTATTCACATAGTATCGCAGTGCATCAGGTGCATGGTCATTTTGTTTAATAGGCTTTTCCTCTCCATGGGTGCTGGCCTTTTCGTCCCACAGGTAGCTGCCCAGCTCCTCCCGCAGGCCTTCACACTCCCGATTGACCAGCAGCCGGCGGCGCTGGAAGAGTGTGGCTGTTTTGCGGATTCCATCCAGCACATCATTCTGGGCTGCCTTGACCAGCAAGCCCCGGTTCCTCAGCTCAGCAATAAAAGACGCTGCCGAAGGGTCCACCAAGATGGTGCATTGCTCTTTGCCCATAAAAGCCAGCAGATCATCGGCATACTCCTGGTCTGTTTTCTGGCGGGATTTCTTCTTGCTGTCCCACCGGTACTCACGATCCACTCGGATCATGTCCCCATCGTCATAGATGTCCAGGAATACACACGGGTTTGTGGTGCCGTAGTCACAGGCAATCGTACGCATGGATCTCCAGGCCATGTCAACCGGCCGCTGGTCATCAGTGTAATACATGGCATCGGTCACCATGTCATAAATCACACCATCCGAGAGAACCCAAAGACCCAATATAAAGCGCTGGTAGAAGATGCCGCTGAATCCGTTTCGGTATCGCTGCCGAATTTCTTCCGTCAGGCTTAGGTTGTCGTCCATTGTAAAATGCAGATGAAGCACCTTTCGCCCTTTTGGTTCTTTGATCCAATTTTTCAAAAACCAGTGGTTCGGCCCTTCTGGGTTGCAATTAAACCACTGTTTGGAACCCGCTATGGAACACCGTCCTACAGCCTGATTGACAAAGCTCTCAGGCATCAGCGCCACTTCATCAAAAAGAACACCTGCCAGGGTAATACCCTGAATAAACGCTGCAGACCGTTCGTCTTTACCACCAAAGAGGAAGAAGCGGTTGGTGCTTTTCTCGCCCTGAATCTCCAGAAAGTTTTCACTTTTGTTCTCCCGGATCAGAAAGTAATCTCCAAGCGCCTCATACACCAGTTTGACTACATTCCGGCGCAGCGCTCCAATGGATACTCCGCAGAGTGCAAAGGTTTTTCCGTTAAATCGGTCCATCGCCCAAGACACAAAGCCAATTACCATTGCCAATGATTTGCCTGCTCGGATGCTTCCATCACAGACCAGTGCATCAAAATCCCGGTAAGGGCTTGTATCAGTCCACCAAGACATTGCCATGCGCTGCTTTTGAGAAAAAGGCGAAAATTCCAATTACTCCCCCTCCTTGGGTTCGGGTTCTTCGGAAATCACTTTTGCTTCACACCCTTCTGGCAAGGTTTCCCACAACTTGGGGGCGCTCTGCTGGATAGCTTCCAGCAGCTCCCGATTCGGTTTCCTGAGAGATTCCACAAGACTCGCATCAGGGGACGATTTCCAGAGTTCCGGTATGCGGTTGGTCAGCCAGAAGATGATCGCCTTGGTGTCTGCCGGTACATGGACATCCTCTTCCGCTGTTTCCAGGACTTCCTCTTCAGCGATTTTCTTTCCGTCCTGTATGACCGGCTTCTTCAGCTTGAACACCTTTCGCACCGTGGCTGTGTAGCCCAGGGTGCGGCGGTGCAGGGCATTGACTACTGCGCCATTGGCATCGCCCGCTCCCTCTCTCAGAGCACTCTGCAGCTCCGGGTGCTTTTTCTTGTACTCCCGGAAGGTGGAGTAACTCACCCCCAACTGCTTGGAGATCTCCTCCTCACTGTTGCCCATACGTGCAGCCGCCTTTACAAACTCCAGACGGGGCAGCACATGGCTTTCATACTTGCCGCGGGCTGCCTTACCGGGAGAGGCCCGGGGCTTTGCTTTTTTCTTTCTCACGCTGCCCTCCTTCCTTCGGGCGGCGCTGCTGCCCGCTCTATCTGATTTCCCATGCCCTCGCGCGCGTGCGCGTAGAGGGTGCCGGATTCCGGCTTGTCCCCTTATATAGGGGAACGCCCCCGGCAGTGGTGCCGGTATTCTGCCGGAACTGCCGGACACAGGAACTATATCCAAAAACCGCGGCCCCCACCTGCCAACTCTGTGCGGTTTCACCCAACCGGAGGACTTCCATCAGGAAAACAAAAAGTCCTGAGAGTTTCCCCCTCAAGACTTAGTGTAAAGTATCAGGTGTCCTTTTCGTGGGACAATTTTCCGGGTCTGTATGCATCTATGCTGTTTTCCACCAGCTCCAGGTGGTACCCAAGCCGTCCAAGCGCAAAGATCACATTGTAATCCAATGTAAAAGGCATTCCCTGAGCCATGCGCCAAATCTTATTCCGGTGAAGTCCTGTCTTTTTCTCTACCTCCCGGCAAGATCGCTCGTTCATTACTTCTGCAATCTGTTCCAAGATGATCTGCTCTTCTCTCATGCATTTCCCTCCCTGCGGTCTGGATGCCCTGCCACTCTGCTGCAAACCAGTCTCTCCACTCTTGGCAGGGCTTCACGCAATCCACCCAGCACTCACGCCCCTGGCACGGTGATTCTTTGCCCATTGACTTCCCTTCTTTCTGCTAATCCAGGAAGAGCGGCTCTCCCCTGGCGGTCAGGCGGCATCGGTAAGGCGCTGCTGAGTCCTCGGTGATGTACTTGACCCCGAACCGCTCCTGCATTCTCTGCCACACACCCCACGGCAGTTTATATACCTGCCCGGACGCAAACTGGCAGAGGACAAACGCCATGCCGCCCAGCTTGACGCAACGGGTCAGGCGCTCTGCCTGATCTTCTGTGACCCGATCCTGGGTGATCCGGTCGGTGGCGGTGGACTTGGCTTCAAACATAACCGCCTGACCGCCAGCAAGGGTCCCTTTGTAGTCCGGCTGGGCCTGCTTTTCAAAGATCGCCACAAATCGCCCTCCCTCCAACCTTTTGATGGGACGCATGGGCTCCGGCGTCTTTTCGATGTCCGCCATGCCCTTTTCCCGGTAGAGATCGCAGGCACCGGCGATGGCCTGCTCAAACTGAGCGCCCTGGGCCCGGCTCACCGCTCCCTGGTAGCTGCGCCGGAGCCAGGCTTCCCGTTTCTCACCCGCTATGCGATTTTGGTATTTCTCAAATTCCTCCTCGGTAAAGGTCAGCATACTTCCTCCTCGGTGATCTCCACACAGTCCTCCAAATCTTCCTGCCCCTGGCAGATCTCCTGCAGGACGCACTGGCATCTCCCGCAATTCCTGTCCCAGATTTTCTGACACTCCCGGATCATCTTGGCAAATTCATACTTGTCCGCTAAGATCTTCATATTGTTCTCCCTTTCTTTCATTCGATATAATTGACCATTTTCGTGGCCTCACGAAAATGATTGCGACTTCTGTTTGTTATTGTACCGCCTGTTCATTTCTCCCTTATGGAATCTCCACTCGTCATCGAACCAAATGTCCGTTCCTGAAACTCGCCTATTTTCGTCAAGCAAGATTCCGTATCGTTCCATAGCCACCTTGCGGTTTCGTTCTATATATGGGGTGGGATCAAAGTTGTTAATCTTCCTGCGCCTCCGAAGGTTTTCTTTTGGATTGAATCTCCTTGTGTGTGGCTTCCATTACCGCTTTATAAGCGCCATCGCTCATTGTCAACATAAAGTCATCAACAATCCGATTAAAAGCATCTACAAACGGGTATCCGCTGCCCATGTAATCTCCAATCATGCTACCACGGTATTTGAGAAACAGTTCTTTCCATTCGTCCCGAGGTTGGTCACATATCATAATCAACTTTCCACACAGAGTAGCTATTTCGTCCCGCTCCCTTGTCACCTGTTCCAGCTCCTTGCGCAGCTCCTGCACAATCGGCAGGGTTTCGGGGTCGATGGTGTTCGGTTTGTGGCTATCAGATCGAACGCACAAGTCCATAAGCGTTTCAGCCCCATGCTTTGTGTTTACATCGTTCTTGAAATACGGACTTTGGCACAGTTCGTCAAATCCAATTTCGACCTTGTTTGCATCAATCAACCGCATTTTCTTCACTCTCCTTTGCGCATTCACAAAACCACATACACGCAACCCATGAATTTGACTGCGCAGCATTTAGGGTCGGGGGCTCTCAAAATATACATAGCCTTGCTGGACACAATCTCATGTGCGATTTCTTTGGCTAATTGCCTTTTTGCCATCTGCTCCAATTCGTCAGGCCTCATGCCGTCCACCTCAAGCTCGTGGATCAGCACAGAAGCTATGATCGGCACTATTGTCCGTTCTTCCCGATGTATCTCAATCGGCTTTTGTCCTACAGCCGGCTGCGGAAGTTCATCGAATCCTCCCAGCTTCCGGATCAGCCACCGGCGAAATTTATCCCACAGTTTTTTCAATTCAGTCCCCTCCTGCGCTTGTAAGCGTCCATAACGTTAAGAAGCAGA